AAGATTTACATAGAGAAGTTTTTACTTTACCTAGAAAAAAAGAAAGATTGTCTGTAAATAAGAAGTATCTTCCAGTAAGGTTTATTACAGCTGTTGAGTATGTTTTTGATGATTTTGCTAGTTGTATAACTTTAGATGATGACGATCATTTATATCTTACGGATGATTTTATCGTTACGCATAACAGTTTCATGGCGTCTATACTATCTTACATTGAGTGGTTTAGGTTCACTGCTCACTATAATCCGTTTGAGCATTTTGGATTAGCTTCTAATTCTACGGTGGCGCAAGTCTTCATGTCTAAGAATGCTAATCTGGCTCAGAAGGTAATGTTTGATAAAGTGATTCCTTTATTCCAGAGCCAGTTTAACAAGGAGTATTTCCCAATTAACTCTCGTATCACTAGTCGTCTTCATATACCCCGGAACAGGACTGTGTTGTTTCCTGGTTCCGGTGATGTTGCTTCTGCTCTTGGTTTTGATGTATGGGGTGCGGTGGTTGATGAAGCTAATTTCTTGGAGCAGGTAAAGGGGAGTAAGCGGGGGTCTGGGTCAACTACAGAGATCTTTGATCAAGCGCAGCAGATGCATGATAGTCTTGATGCTCGTCGTGAATCTCGTTTCGGAAATAAGTTGAATGAGGCTGGTTTTATTATCATGATCTCCTCCGCCAGATACCAAAAGGATTTTCTGGAGACTAGAATCAGAAATCTGGAATATATAGAACAGACAGAGGGTGAAGAGGGGATAAGAAGAACAAAATGCTTTTGGCGTAAACGATCTATATGGGAAGCGAAGCCTAAGAGCAGGAAATATAGTCCAAGCCCCGATCCTAATTATGATACTTCTGATATCATGTATGGGAAGGAGGATGAGGAGGATGAGGATTTACTATGGTATCTGGGTTATCATGAGAGGAACGAGAAGTTCTTCATGCATGATGACAATTACAGCATCTTGGAAGATCCTATGGAAGTGATGTTGTTTGATGTTTTTTTGAAAATGATGACTTTAGCCTACAAGTTAAACAAACAAAAAGGAGAAACGAATGAGTGGAAACAACGACGGATTACTGGTTCCAGAGGATCTGGCGAGACAGATGGCAGCACAACAGCAACAGATGCCAAAAGAAGTAGAGCAACCACATTCTTATCTGAGTGATTTGTATCCTCTGAACAAAGGTGTGTCTGGTATTACACTGTTACAGGATCAGATTATCATTAAGTATGAGGCAAAGACCACATACAAAGGGATTCTTTTGTTCAATCCTGCGAAGGTTAGAACTGAGCAGGAACTTAATGTGGGAACCATTATTGAAAAGGGTAATGGGGAATTCATTGAGGAACTTGATCTTGACATAGGTATGAAGGTTATTGTGGGGCAGTTCTCAGGGATTATTCTTGAAGGTCTTTATGGTGAGCATGAGAACGAGGATGAGGATGGTGAGAAGATCACGGTTTTCTATCGTCTTTGCATGGCTAAAGATGTTTTGGGATTACCTCGTTATACTGAACAAGAGGAAGAACCACAAGAGGAAGAATGAGACAATCCGGGTTGGAAGCTGTCATTAAGTCTTTTAAGGCTCCAGAGGACATTGAGCATTGGTTTGATGCTCCTCTGGAGCTTATTGGCAATGCAAAGGATAATCCTCCGACCTTTCTGAGAGACAAGGCTTCAAGAGTAACTGGTGCTATTTCCCCATATATTCGTCGTCTAGAATATGTGGAGAAGGCTATTGATGAAGATCTTCCTAATATCTTTGATGAAGTTCTGGGGAAGTTTGTTGATGGTACGACTTGCCCAAACCCAAATCATTTGAGATTCATGCATGTGGATCTGGCACAGAATCGAGACGCTGTTGGTGTATGTGCTGTGCATGTACCTCATTTTGTTGCTGTAGAAGTCTTTAATACTAGAGAGAAGAGGAAAGAGACTGTTCACATGCCCTCCTTTGTGGTTGATTTCGCAGCACGAATAGAGCCGAGAAAGGGTGAGGACATTGAATTGTCTGATATTGAGTTTATCATTTATGATTTCAAAGATCTTGGTTTTCCGGTAGGTTTGGTTACATATGATGGCTTTCAGAGTTTGCACTCAATTCAGAACTTGGAGAAACGGGGAATCATCTCAGCTCACTTATCTATTGATAGGACTACTTCTAGAGTAGTTCTTAATTATGACAAAGACAAAGGATATGATCTTGTATCTGTTCGAGGTGATCACATGGCAGCTTACTCTGCTTTGAGAACATCTTTGTATGGTGAACGCTTCAAGATGCCTTATCATCCTATGTGGATACAGGAGATCAAGGAGCAGGAGGAAGAGAAGGGTCGAGTCAGGAAGATCTTGAACGGGCGGGATGATCTTGTCCAAGCGATTGCAGGCGCAGTCTTTAATGCTGAGTCAAATGTTGTGCACTTTGAGGGAGTGAAAGCCCCTGCTCAGGATTTGAAGAATGATTTAGATCGTGAGTTTGCTGAGAGGATGGAGCGGGATATTATGGGAAGGGAAGAGGGAATGAATAGGGATCAGCGTCCAAATGAGGATGGATTCTATAGAGACTTGAAAAGGAGATATTAATGGGAAAGTTTAAGAATTTCGTTCAAAATCGTTTTAATGTAAGAATTCTTTCTGAGGAAGATCTTGAACAGATGAAGCAGGAGATAGGTTCTAGCATTCAGAACATCTATAGGGATATAGATCGTTTTCGGAAGGATAACCCGTCTGCTATTGAGTATATGATGGGGGGCTTATGGGAAAGTGAGGGGAGAGTCGTTCCTTTCAAGCTTGATGGTGAGAAGATGTCATTCTGGCAGCATATGGGTTGGTTCAACTTCTCTGAGCAAGACCTTAAAAATGCTGGAGTTAACATCAAGGAGGGGTATGATCAATGGAGTCGGACATCAGGGGGTGCTTCAGGTAGGGCTCAGGGAACAACTGTCTTAAGGAACACTCAAGATGCTGCTTATGCTAAGTATCACCTAGATCCTCATATCAATTCTGTTGTTGAGAATTACAAGAACTATGTTTTGGGTGAAGGCGTAGCTTTCTATGTACCAAATGATGACATTGCTAAGTTCTTAACACCTTTCTGGAATTCAGATATTCAACCAGTTCAAAGGCGTTTTATTCAGTCTATGACTATTGACGGTGAGTATTTCTGGCTTTTGACTAAGAGAGGGAAGACTTTGGTAGCGAGAAAGTTGTATCCTTCTGAGATTCAAGGACTTGTTCTTGATGACAATAACAGAGATCTTGTCAGGGCGTTTAAGGTTTCTTGGTTAGAGGGTGGAAAGGTTAAGACGGTTGAGATCCCCAATATTGAGCATCCTGAGTTCTCTTTCAAGAAGAACTCACGAGGCATTCTGTTTACGAAGTGGAGTGATGGGGATGAGATCCGTGGTGTTGTGCCAATTGAAACAGCATTAAGACCGGCTCGTTGGGCTGAGGATTTCATTATTGATCGTGTTATTTTGAATCATGAGCGTTCACGAGTAGTCTGGTTCAAGAAAATTAAGAGTGCAGCAACTGATGTGAAAGTAGTTGGTGATACTTATCCTCATACTAATCGTGCTCCTGCGACTGGTACGACTATGGTTGTGCCTCCACATGAGGAGTGGGAAGCTGTGGCTGCTAATATCCGTGCGGCTGAGGTGAAGGATGATTATCTGTCTATTATTTATTTGATAGCTACTGCTGCAAGACAACCAATGGATATCATGACTCAGAGGGCAAATGAGCAGGTCTACGCGTCGATTAAGAGGTCAGCCAATGCTTTCCATCAAAACATTCTAACTATGCGAAGACGAACCTCTGAGTCATTCAGAAAGCTATTAGCGACTCAGATCTCGTTTGGTCTTAGCAAAGGATTGCTTAAGAAGAAAGTAAGGATTCCAACTTTACTGGTTGAAATGAATCATGGGTTGGATGAGATAGATCCAAGTAAGATTGCTGGAATGCTTAAATCCAAGACAGCTGTTCCAACTGAGACTATTTCTGACTATTTCGTATTTATCTTTCCAAATGTGTTTACTGAGAATAGTAAAGAGGACACAGAGTCTCTTGATATTCAACGAGGTGCCGGTGTCCTGTCTCTTGAGTCATTCTCTGATAAGATGGGTCTTGATCGTAAGCATGAGTTGGTTAAGATGATTCAAGAACAGCAAATTGCGAAGGTGTTGAATCCACCTGAAGAAGAACCTAAAACTGAAAAAGAGTAAAGGAGTTTTCTATGGGAACTGATGATGATCGGATTAAAGAACAGATTGAAGAGGCTTTGGAGTTGAATCCCACTACTCCACGACATATTCATATTGCTTTCTACCCAGAAACGGGACAGGTTACAGTGGAAAAAGTTTGTGCTAGTTCTATGAATTTGTTGGAGTTAAAGGGTATTCTACGAGAAGCTCTTCATATGTTGGAGACTCAGGACTTGTCAGATACTAAGGTTGAAAAGCTTGAGGAAAATGAAAATGAGCAAGGAGAGTAAATTAGATGAATTAATTGAGTCTTTGGTTGCAGATATTAAGCAGATTGAAGACTTTGAGGATAGACTTTATACGATTCTTGTAATTAAGTATATTCTTGATAATAAAGGGGAAGGGCTCTACGGTAAAATTGTTGTACCTCTTATGGGTGGAAGAACGTGCGACCCTAGCATTGAGCGCAAAACGATCAAAATCGAGTCTCATTTTAGGTATCTTTTGGAGGGAATATATGGTTCGTAGAGATTTGTGTAAATGACCGCAAATTGACAATTGTAAGCATTTCACCCCCCAAAAACCCGGTGAAAGGGGTCGAATTAGTCTCCTAGACCCTTGGAAAACTTGACTTTATCATTTTTTTTTCGTATATTATATGTACAGATCAAAGACATCTAATTTTTAGGGGTTGATTTGATTGTTTATAGGGCTGTAAACAAGGTGAATGGGAAGTCTTATGTTGGGCAGACTACTAAGACTTTGAAAGAGAGAAGGAAAGAGCATCACTTCTTCTCATCCAGAGGATCTTCTAATTATTTTCATAATGCTCTTAGGAAATATGGTGAGGATGCTTTTGAGTGGTTTGTTCTTGAGGTACTTTCACCAGATGCTACTAGAGATACCTTGAATGATGTTGAGAAGTTGTATATTAAGAGCTACAACACTTTCAATTCTGGGTATAATCTTACTACTGGCGGTGGAAGTTATGAGATATCTGATAGAACCAAGAAGAAGATGTCAGAAGTTCGTATGGGGGAAAAGAATCACTTTTACGGGAAGACCCATACGAAAGAGTCAAGAAGGAAGATAAGTGAGGCTCTTTCTGGCAGGAAGTATAGTGGTGAGGTTTTAGAAAAGAAAAGAGCAGTTCTTCAGAAAATACGAGAAGAGTCTGAGTGGGTGAATCCTTGGAGTAAGAAGAAAAAGGAAGATAGGCATCATACTGAAGAAACGAAAAGGAAGATGTCTGAGGCCCGGAAAGGTGAAAGGCATCATTTCTTTGGTAAAAAGCTTTCTGAGGAGCATAAGCAAAAGATAGGCGAGGCTGGTCAGGGGAGATACCCTTCAGAAGAAACTAAGCAGAAGATGTCGGAAGCTCGAAAAGGGCATAATGTTACCTGTCCTCACTGTGGAAAAGTTGGTGGGATTTCTCAAATGAAGCGCTGGCATTTCGACAACTGTGGTAAAGAGTTTAAACAAAAAGTGGTAACATGTCCTGTTTGTGGGAAAGTTGGAGGAGAAAGTACTATGAAACAGTGGCACTTTGAAAACTGTGGCAAGAGAGAAATTCTTGTTTGTCCTCATTGTGGAAAAGAAGGAGTGGGGCTTACTATGAAGAGATGGCACTTTGATAATTGTAGATACAGAGACGGAGGTGTTGATGCCAAATAAGAGGAATTTGAAAGAATTTATTTTCCCTGGTTCTGAAATTATTGAGTGTAATGTGGTAAAGAACTCTGAGGGTAAAGAGGAGAAACAAGCTCTTGTGAGGCACTACCGCCACGGGATTTCCGCGAATGGGACAAATTTCACGCTGGCCAGCTCTGAGTCTTTTAGAGTTGTGCTTGAAGAATCTCCGGTGATGTTCTGTAATCATTCGGAGTGGGATGCTTATTCTAGACGAGTACAAGATGCTGTTTCTTATCATATCCCCGGCACATTCGATGCTAGAGCCGACGGGGTTTATTCTAAGGTGGCCTTTTATGACGAGACTCCTTTGGCTGAAGAAGTATTCGCGAAAGCTTCTGCAACCCCTGAAAAAATAGGGATTTCGGTGCACGGGTATTGTGAGACAGAAGAGGAAGAGTTAGAAGACGGTCGTGTTGTTATAACCCCCCTCGTGTGGATCTCATTGGCTAGTTCTGATTGGGTTCACAGACCTGCCGCTGCCGGAGCTTTGATGAAGGAGTCTTGGAGACCAACTACTAAGATTCAAATGAACGAAGAACTAAATAAACTGAAAACTAATGAACCTAAACTTAAGGAGGAAGCGTCTATGAATGAAGAGCTGAAGAAACTCTTTGAGAAGCTGCAAG